GCCATTTTACTGTCTCCTTCTTCTTCTCTCTCTGAAAACAACAACAGTATACCACAATGGAGATTGGAAGTCAATGGGGTTTTGACGATATTATCAAATCAATCACTTGAAGACCAACTTGCTGTTCTTCGTGGCTTCATGCGCACGTTCCATGGTTCTGACGTACTCTGGAATGGTAAGGCCGTTAATCCGTGGCTCTTTCTTGCCATTTGGTTCTGGCTTTGGCTCTTCATCCTTTGAAGTAGTGGTCTTTCCTGCCCATTCATTTACATCGTGGATGTCCAGCTTGTACATGGGCGCAAGCAGAATCTCGTTGCCATGCCAGTCAATTCCACAATGCGCTGACTTTACCTCAACCGTGCATCCATCTGGACATATCCACCCAGAAGGGGTATTGACGCAGATGGACACCAACCGGTCTGGGTCTACATGATTCAATATCTCTTTCAACTCGCGTACTGTCATTTCATGTTTCCTCCTTTACGATCTGTTCAAATCCAACGAAATTGGGGTTCGCATATGCTGACTTTCCAGACAGTTGAAGTTCTTCAAGGCAATTGAACTCGCATATGTCGCAACCCTTGGATTTGTTCAACTCGCAGGACTTCCTATCCATGTTCTTCACGCACCCAAATGGAGGTCTTGCGAACATCCTCTCTGTATGATAGTCAAATCTCTTTTCAACTCCATCTTTGTCTGTGTACTTGACAGGCTCAACCTTCTCCTTCACCTCAATGTTGACTCCTGAATCCAGCAATATCTTCCAGAACCTTGCCTTTGCGCCGTATGCTCCGTTCGTCTCCCGTCCATAGTCGTTCAGCAGGTCAAGAAGATAGTTGATGTCCTTCAATGACATCTTCACGTTGTATGTGTAGTCCTTGAACTCCTTATAGTCTTCCTTTACGGAATCCGGCTCCCACGGTTCATCGCCATGGTATTCTCTGATTATGTCATAGATGTTTGTCATTTGCTGAGTCTCCTTATGGCTTCGTTGATGGCAGCATACCCTTCGTCAATTTCTAGTTGAGAAATGAACTCGTCAGAGTCAATTCGGATGTTTGATAGACACTCGCATAGTTCCGAGTTCGTCAGTTCCTCAGGCTTCACAACAACCCACTTGCCGTTTCTCTGGACTTCAATTGTCATTCAACTTTCCTCCAATCTTTTTCCTCAAATAACCAATACCAATGAATATACCAAGAACAAGGACAATTGAACATGATGTTATTGGAAAGCTTGCAACTGCGCAAATAAGCATTCCAACAAAAAATATCATGCCAAACGCCCCACATGCGCAAACAATCAACCCGCCAAGAACGAACATTCCATATTCAATTGGGTTAAATGGAGGGTCAACATAATCTATCAGAAGCATATTTGGAATTACGCGGGACAACCAATCAAGAATCTTGACAATTGATTTCAAAACTGCTTTCATTTTTCAGTTCTCCATTCTCATCGTATTCTTCAAAGTCTTCAAGAATGTTTTTTGGAAACCAAATCTTGGTGTAGCCTGTTGGATACATTACGCCAACCAATGTGCTGAATCCGTGTTCGCTCACTCTGTTCACTGTCTCAATCTCAAGCAAACATTGGTTGTCCTTCGTCTCCCAGATGATTCCACGCTTCCCTCGGCAATATGGGTCTGGATACTTGAACGAAACCCTGGCATAGGTCTTTCCTGCGCGTTTCATCTTCATGCGCTTCTCACACTCTTCTGGCGAAAGGGACACTGGAATATAGTTGCAATAGACTATTCTACTGTTCCCAGGTTTTGTCTCGTTTAATTTCCCAATGGCATACGCGCTGTCCTTCACGAGCAAATATCCATCATCTTCCTTGATATTCATATCTCCAACGCCTCCTTCGCAACCTTGACCGCCTTGTAGAAATAATGTCCAGCCTCTCCACCGGTGGCATATCCCGCCTCGTTGATGCTTTCGTTCATTTCCTGCTCAAATTGAACCACAGTGACCAAGGCCGCCCTGTACTTCTCAATTTTGTCCAATGCCTCTGTTGATGTCATTTCCTCTTCTTCCACCCTTTCTCCAAGTCCTTTGTTGAATCATAGGTCTTTTCCTTCAACACGTTCAGATGATAGTCCTTCTCGGTCAAGATTGCCGCAACGTCTTTCGCAACGTCTTTGCAGTAGGCAGACTTCTCCAGGAACTTCTTGATGTCTCCTATGGATTCTTCCGGCCACTTTCCAACAACATCTATGTCGTAGTTGCGGTTGTGCTGCTCCTTCGTGGGCTTTGGCAAAACCTTGAAAGCTGTCTCGTATTCGTCAATGGCTGTCTGGTATACCCAATGGAGCCGTCTCCACTCATGGCATGTCCTTTCAGTTGGACGTTCGGTGTGCAGACGATTGTACAGCCACTTGTACCACTTCCTCTGCTTGCCCCAGGATTCGTATTCCTCCCCGTATGCCACGAACGAATATCGTTTTCTGAATTCGTCAAAGTTCATGTGTCATTCTCCTTGTTGAAGTCAGTATGCTGCGAAACATAACGCCCAACATCAGCCATCACTACATCCAATTGAAGCGCAATCTGAGCAAATGCTTTTCTGGCTTCTGGGTTGAACAACTCGTCAGCATCCATCCTCAAGATATGCTGCACAAGTTCCTGTATGTTCAACAGGTCAGCATAGGCAATGGTCATCTTCCTTTCGTCAACTGTCATCAATGCGTCCCCCCACCAAAGTTGTCGTGTCCAGAGATCACCGCGGAAATCCCGATTGGAGCATCGTTGCTGAAGTTGGTCATTAGCCTCACCCCAAGTTTTTCAATGTTCTGCTTCTCCCAGTCAAGAAATTCGTCTCTCGCAGCAAGATACTTTTGCTGGACAGGCCAGTATTTCTCCGCCTTCGCGCCATTGATGAACAGAATCTTGGCTTCATCACTGAACTTGAGAACCTTCTCGTACCTCTTCTTCGCCTCTTCAAGCAGCTTGTCGTAGTCAATTGTCATGTCAATGTTCATTTCCTGTATCTCCCATTTCAAGTATCTTGTCCCTTGTTCGATTATACACTATTATCCATCCAATGTCGTCAAACACGCACCCAAGTCCCCATAGCAGAATCGCCGTGTTCAAGGATGGCATGGCAAGAATGGCAATCGCAAATCCAATCATGGCAACACCATTCCGAAATATGGAACTGGTGTTGTCGTACATTTCCCTCTGCTTCCCATTCCACAGCTTTGACTGGAACATCATGATGCACTTGCCAATGAAGGTGGTGACTATGGACGAGTAGAGAAGGGTGAGGATTGCGAACACCCAGACGTTGTAGTTGATGAACACAAGGTAAAACGCCAGAAGGAAACTGCCAATGGATTCAGTCAATGCAAGCCATGTGAAGAACCTCATGGCGAATTCCCTTGTCCTGTTCTTCCATATCGCGCCAATGATTAGTGCTGACAGGCAGAACCACGCGCCCTCGAACGAAATGTACTCCGCAGGCAGCTTGGATATGATTTCCTTCACTATTGGAGGGTTGGAATAGGTGTAAATCAATCCAGATATGGCAGAAGAGAACAAGAGAAACCCCTGATTCTCCTGTATCTGGATGTTCAATATTCTCTTGAAGTATGTCCAAAACCTGTTCACCAGGGTTTCCCACTTTTCCACATGTCATAGGTCAATGCCGTGACAAAGGTTTTTCTGCTCTTGTCATACACGAACACTGCATTGTCCTTCCTCCACACGGTTGTCCTGTTGCTCTGCTTCTGAAGGAAATCCAGCTTTCCGCCATGAAGGAGATTGAGCAACTGCCGTTGGTCATATGACACGCCCAAACGCTCAATGCATCTCTGCCTGAAATGACTTCTCTCAGCCTTCGTCTTCGTCATTTGTTTTCTTCGCTTTCTTCTTCTTTGCCTTGCCAGCCTTCTCAATGGCTTCCTGGATTACCCTCTTCATGAGCATCGGCCCTTCTCCAGGTGACACGTCTTCTGGGGGAGCGTCACCACATTCCATTGCCTCCAGCCATCGTTCATGGCACCATGTGGACAAATTGTCAAGCAGTTCATACACGTCCTCTACGCTCTTCGGGTAAATCTCCCACCCAATCCTCCAGATATCCTTGCCGACCTTCTCCATCAGATTGACGCATGCCTCATCGAAAGCCTGTTTGTCGTCAGACTTTGCAGCTTCCCAAATCTTGTCCTTGAATGGCTGAAAATTGGTCATACCTTAAACCTTTCTTTTAGATTATTAAGTTCAACACAAACAGTAATATTTCAACTGGCAGAACAATGAACAACAGTGCCAAAACACATTCCTTGCCGTTTTCAGACATAGTATTTTTTCCTTCCATCGTCCCTGCAAAGCACGTCAAACACGTTCTGGATTTGACCATCAACAAACTTTCCATCTGGCTTTGCAGAAAAATAATACCTGATTCTGTCCTTGGCTTCCTTGATTGTTCCCCTGAGCCTGTTGATTTCGTCCATCAACTTCCTGTGTTCGCAGTATATCGCACCACGAAAGGCGCAATCAGAGCAATCGCATTCCATGGCACAGTTCCTCAGATTCTGTTGAACGCCCTTATTGCAATCCTTTGACCAGAATTGTCTACGAATTCCTTCGCATTGTCAGGCAAAGTTTCATATATTGCATCAGTCAAGATGTCAATGAGGTTGTCTGGGTTGAAGTTTCCCTTGAGAGTAATGATTCTGCTTCCCTCCATCTTGCCTTGAAGGGTATCAAGCCCAAAATGCACGAACCAGCAACCCGTAAGGCATATGCTGTCAGTTGTCTGGTGTTCCATTCCGGAAAGGTAAATGCCATTTGTCTCGTCTGTTGTTTCCATCTTTACTGTCTCCATGTACAGTATATAACAAAGGTCAGCAATTGTAAACTTGCTGACCAATGTTCCCCCAATTTTGGTTTTGTCAATCAATCTGAAGAGTCGCTTGACGAGCCGAAGCCACAGGAGCACTTGTCTTCGTGCCAACCCCTAATAGTATTCACCTCGTCAGAAATATGCTCGTCAGGATGCTTCTTCTTGTCTATTTCATGCAGGGCGTAGGCAATGCTGTACTTGAACGATGTCTTCCATCCCCAACCATTCGCCGTGCCATAGTCAATGAACCACTTCGTGGCCAGATCGTCAAGTGAGTTGTGCTTCAAGAGATAATTCACTACGCCGTCAATAACCTTCTTCCGAAGGACGCCGTACTTGTTGTAGTTCAACTTGCGTTCGTCATAGGCTTCACGCATCTTCTGATATATCTTCAATGCGTCTCCATACGGAATTTCAGATGGAATGGAATCGGGGTCGTCAAAGTCAACGTCAACGTCTGGGCCGAAGCCCTCGTCTCCCTTCACTGCCTTGAGGAGTCTGTCGGCATCCTCATCAGGAATCGTAAAATCGTATTTCGATATGTATCCACCACCAGGAATCTGTTCGCTTGCAACTTTAGCAATCCATTCCATGAAGTCTTCTACGTCATACAACTCGTCGGGCGCAGCGCCGAGGTCAACCTTGATTGTCCGTTCGTCTCCGGACTTCAACTTCTTCCCATAATGGCCATGCTTGAATATGATGGTCAAGTCCATAGTTCCACCATTTGTCTCGCTTTCGTTCATGTTGTACCCAAACCTCTTCAACAGATTGTCCTCGTCAACAAGAATCCACTCGTCATCGTAATCGAACCTCATGCCCCCATATTCCTTTTCAAGGGCGAGTTCAACTTGATAGACAAGTTCCTCAAAGCAGTCAACAAGGTCAAGGTCAATCGCAACTGTCTCTATATCCCCAGACTCAATCCCAAGTTCCTTGTCGTCAATCATCCATTGGACTTCTACCTCGTCCTCAGTCGCAGACCAGTCATTCCTGTCGTCAATGTTTTCGCTGTACATGGAGTCAAGTTCCTCCAGTTCGTGTTCATATGCCAGATAATCGTCAATGTCCTCTCTGTCATAGACCTTACTGCCAATCTTGATGTGGTCAATGTCAGCTATGTCACCAGGTTCATGGGACAGTGTGTATCTGATGTCTTCAAATGCATCTTCAAGACCACGGACATTCTTCAAAACCATTGGTCTCTTGGACTTGTCCTTCCAATAGACAACTGCAGAATCAGTCTTGTTGCCCTCATTCGCGCTGAATCGAATCATGGAACAGTTCTTCGTCTTGATGACGTCCGGATCGTCAGATTTCTGGAGCGCGTCCCATTTTGTTGCGAACTCCTCAAATCCCTGACCGGTGGTTGGCTTCATGACTTGATTCCTTGCAGACTTGTCAGTGAACACGTCATGAATGCTGAAATCAGCGTTCATTAAGTCCTTGTTGGTGCAGTACTGTCTGTTCTTTGGATCGTAGAACAAGATTTCGTTGTTCTGGTTGTCAGCTATTGCCTGCATCCCATTCTGGTCACAGCTTGAAATCACGTCCCAGGCATATTCAAGCCCAAGAGATTCACTTACAATTACCTTCATGTTGATTTTCACCTATGTTTGATTGGTTGTCCATAGATGTATTTACAGACATGAATCAGAAATTTGGAATGTCAACGTTCATGGCCTTGATTGCGTCCTGCCGCTTCTTCCAATCTGCCAGAATCAAGTCCTTGAATGGATTGAACTTGTCACCAATTTCATGGAACTTGCATCCAGTCTCGGCATGGAAATGGCAGATGAACTTTCTGAACTTTGCGTCAGGCTCCACGAATCCACCTTCCTTGAGGATATGCTCGTATAGGGACAACTGAAGACCATAGAGGTTGTACTCGCAGTCTGGAAGAGTGTCAATCGGGGAAAGAAAGGTGTCTCCCCACTCGTTGTCCATACGAATCTGCTTGTTCGTCTTCCAGTCAATGAGAAGATAGTCCCCACTCTCCTTGTGGCGTCCAATGAGGTCAACCGTCCCTGCAACGTTGATTACCGGATCAAAGATGATTTTCTCCGACTCGTAATCATAGGGACGTTCCTTCATCTTCTTCACAACAGATTCAATCTGCTTGAATACAACCTGCTGCTCTGGGGTGAACGTGGAATCGTCAACAAAATCCCCATTGAAGATGCGCTCGGCAACGGAATGCATCCTTGTACCATGCTTGCAAGCGGTCTTGTTGATTTTCGCCCACCTGTCCTTGATTTCCTGCTGGGTAACGCCCTCCTTCTTTGCGCACAGCATGGACATTCCCTCAAGATCAAAGGGCTTCTGGTACTTGTGGATTAGCGTGGT